TTCTTATTTTAAGAAGGCGACCGAGTTATGAGTAAGGAAATGGAACAGACAATTATGCAGGCTGTCGAGACTGAGGTTGACCGGAGGGTCTCTGATCGTCTGGCGGCTGTTCTACATCACATTTCAAAAACGTACAGGATTTCGTACGAGCGTCTCATGAAAGAGACGGCGACCCTTGAGGTCAAGACGGGACAGTGTCTCGGACTCATAGGGTCGGGCAAGAGGTGCACGCGTCACGCACGGTTCGAGGGATACTGCAAGTCGCATCTGGATCAAAAACCCATAATGCGCATGAAGGAGGAGCCGAGCGATCCAGCTGGAACGGTCACGCACACGCATACATTGCCGCCATTCTTTCTGGCGGGTTGTCCTGCGTGCGAGAAGGTTTCGAGCCGTCCTCGCTTGAATATTTAGACCGAGTGGCCGAGGGCGCATCGCTCCCTCTACTCGTGAGACCAAGCCTTCGGCTTGAGGCTCGAGGCTCGAGGCTTAAAAATCTAAGAACCTACTCAACTAATGAGTACTCGTTCAGAGCTTTTGCTCGAATCGCTCACAAAATTTTATGACGACCCAGAAAATTCAGAAAAACTCAAGGATATCCTCACGACCAAGACCCACGGGATATCTCTTCGCAATCTTGAGTGGTTCGTAACAAACTACGCCAAGAATCGACACGTGACTTATAATTCGCCGATGGGCCGTCCCTTTACGGTCCATGTGGCTTACAAGTCGAGTCTTGACGGATATTCAAAGAAGCTCTTTGATCCTTTTTGCAGGACCGAGCGAATAGATTTCAAGGGCCTTTCCACAACTGTGGCTCAGCTCAACTTCATCAAGTGGTGTTTGACGAACGGCATCATCGATTACATGATCAAAGATAAGATACGCCCGCAAAACCATTCTTGAATTCAAGAATAGAGAACCCGTAGTAGAAAAGATTCAGATTGTAACTCGAGAGAGCCGATGCGTATTGCGGCAAAAAGTTGATGATGAGATTTGACGTCTGAGAATTAATTTTAGAAAAATTTAGATACCCACCCGAATTGTACTCTGTTATGTTCAATCCGAATGAGTACATGTAAATATTCTTCTGGGGCACAGACAGACCGTGTTGCATTGGCTGAAGGAACGATGTATATGGCCCGTTGGCGAATGTGTCAAGAATGTCCTGATTATTAATTGTAATCTTCACCTTCTGGATCACATCGATGTACTGCACCGGCCCCGAAGCAAACGTCAGAGGGGTGGCGGCAGACTGATACTGAGTCGCGTATCCGTACAAGTAACGAACCCCGTAATATGACGAACTTGATGATTCATACGCCTGATTTCGAATGAACCACGCAATTAACTGAACTGGAAAATTTGCACTAATATTTGTAGTCACCGTGCCGGCGTAAGGCGCGGTCCCATCTCGCTTAACGACCGGAACTATATAACGGAGGGGTTCGTTTCTGTAATATGTGCGCTCTGAATCCGTCACCTTGACGTACTCTACCAAGAGTATAGGATTTATAATATCGACCGTTCCGGGAAGGGCGTTAGTAAACCAATATTGTGGACGAAAAGTAAACTTTATATAAATTTTTTGTCCTCCCCAGAGTGAGCACAAAGGGAAGAAGGGTCGGCGGATACGCTCGCGCCCTTTATTGCCCCCACTGTGCCTCCTGCAAAAGAAAAACTCGAGAGGGATGACGAGAGGTACGGGTGCGCCAGGACTCAAGTTCTGGTTGGATTGCCCGCCATTGACCTGGTTGAACATACCTATCTGCTCGTCATAATCAAGAAACATTTGGTCCTTTATAAAGAGCCAATCGTCATAAATAGTTTCAACTATGAGATCGTCAATCATAAAGTCCACCTGCTGAATGATTGCCCGGCCTATTTGATTTGTATAATTGTTGCTCGCAGGGAGTGCAGGGAGCGTGCACATGAGAAACATATTTGCGAGCAGATCCCCTTGACTCTTGGGCTGAATCTGAACAATACACGATCCCGAACTCGTCGGCTGGATGAAATTATTTGAAGAAATAGGAGACATTTTCATATAATCTTGATACAGGACCGAGTTTGTATACTGGTCGTATCCTGGATACCAATGGCTTTCTTTGAAATTAGAAACATTTGATATATATTCTTCTTGGGGGCCTATGGCGTCGAGAGACAGTACACCTCCAGCGTTGAACCCCAAGTTGCGCTTTTCAGTCAAAGGTTCGGATACAGTTGGAGGGACAGGAACATCGTGATTAAGCTCTCTTAGGTCAGCCGGAATTCTCTCAAAGTTTGCGTCCTCAATAGGAGCCCTGACGAGGGGCTGGACCGTCGAGACACGGGCAGGGACGAATGCGGACGATGCGTTCGGGTCCAAGAGACCACCTTGATTCTGGACAGGATACCCATTTGGATACGCATCGGTCGAAGGAAGAACTGGTTCTAGCACAGGCCCTTGGCCTATGGCCGTTAACATATCCGGGTCGTTTAGGAAGCCGTCGAGGAGCTTGTTCGGCCCAGTCTTTTGTCTGTATGCCAATGCACGCGACAATTCGGGGAGATTCTTTAGAGTCTCTTTGAGCTGTGTGGGATCCGCACGTATAGAGTCGGGGGAAAGGCCAGTTTTAGAAACAAAAAATTCTAAAAGTTTTGGAGAAGATTTAATAATACGAGCGAGCGAGGCGGGGTTGGAAAAGAGCCCCTCGGTCAGCCCAAGTATCTTCCCTGACAAGACTTCCGTAAAGTTTCCAGCCTTTTTCAGGACCGACATGAATTTTGCAAAAGATGTTGGCTCTGGCGGAACGGATAGAGGGGGTGGCGGGATGGGTACGGCTGTGAGTATACCGGAGTATACGATCTTTCCCAAATTTCCAGATTGGAAAGAGACTGAAGCGACGTTGAGATCAAAGGGCATCCCCGGGAGTCCTTTTATGGTCCAGCCAGTATTGACTTTTGGAGGTAACTGTTTACTCGAGTAGAAGACGACAAGGCCCATCTGAGTGTAGTACACTCCAGTGAGGGAGGGCAATGCTGGTTCGGTCACTGCAGCTGTGGGAGAGAGGGTCACCGCCTTGGCTTGCTGGGCCCCTTGTATAGTTTGCGGGACATTTACCTGAAAATCTACAGTTGATGTATAGTCTCCTTGGCCAGGATAGGACCCTGTCGCGAGCGTCGTTGCGACAACTTTCGTCTGGCCCTGAATTCCTTGGATATTTGTCAGTGTCCACCCCCCAGTCGCACCTTGAGGAAGGGGCGTCTGGGCATAGAAGGTTATCACATTGGCGACCGTTGCAGAGGGAGCATAGAAGCCATCTATCTCCATACTATTTTATACAAACATAATATGGAGGATGACATCATCGCAGCCTTGCTCGGCTTGGTCCTCCTTGTGACTCTTTGTCGGTGTGAAGAATATAAAAATTCTTTTGATTCTCAGATTGCCGATATTGGCCGACTAAACAAGGCTGAAGATGGCTACAACTTCAGCCCAGCAGATTACAACCAGGTTGACTCTTCACTCAAATCCTCAGTTATCTCCTCACAGTCCCTCATGACAGAGGGATATAGGGAACGAGGATCTCTCGCCGGGCCATGGTCTCCAGGCCCGCCAATGCCCACGGCTCCAGGCCCCTCGGGACCCGTGGGACTTGGGTCGCCATCGGGCCCCTCGGCCCTTCCACCCCCCTCCCCAGTGCCGTCACCGATATCTCTCGCGGGAGGCCCACCAACCGTCAACCAAGTATCAGCAATTACCAGCGCATCTATATCTTCGCCAATGTCAATGGCGATCGTCACGCCACCCACTTCAAAGAAAGGCTTTGTATATGATTTGAAGATTAACAAGGCGCCCAATCCTCTGTTCAACACGCAGATGCAGAGCCTCAATCTGGGTTGGTATTACACATGGGGATTGCTCGGGTCCCCAGGGCTTAACCTGCACTTTGCGCCCATGGTATGGGGCGCTCCAGATGCCCTCCAACTGTCGCAGATCCCGGCGGGCTCGACGGAGCTCCTGGCTTTTAACGAGCCAGATGGAAACCAGCCTGGTGCCCAGTCTAATATTTCCATTGACACCGTCGTCTCTCTATGGCCCAAGCTCAAGGCGACCGGCCTGCGCATCGGTTCAGTCGCTGCCTCTCAGAACCCCATGGCAACATCGTACCTGCCGAATGACGGCACCCCCCCACTCGCCACGTCTTATTTCGATGCCCTCTGGACGAAGCTCACGGCTGCGGGGATGCAACCCGACTTTATAGCACTTCATTGGTACGCGCCTCCTGACGCAAATGGGTTCTTGGGCTGGATAGACAGCATATACACAAAGTACCAGAAACCAATTTGGATTACTGAAATGTGTGTTGCAGACTGGAAAGCAACCGAGACGACGTTTGAAAAGTTCACCACGGCCCAGATCCAGGCCTTTATGGATGCGGTCGTGGCTGGTATGAATTCACGTAGTTATGTGGAAAAGTTCTGCTGGAAGACGCGCCCGACGACTGATTACAACATGGGTAACGGCGCCCTTATCGCACTCGATGGCTCGCTCACGCCACTTGGTCAGCACTATACCACCCTCTAAAGAAATAGTTTGCTAGTAATACAATGGATCCAGTACTTACACCGAGCACAGATCGGTTCACCACCTTCCCTATACGGTACCCGGACTTGTGGGCACTCTATAAGAAAGCAGTCGGGTCCTTTTGGACCGTCGAAGAGATTGATCTGAGCTCAGACCTCAAAGACTGGGACAATCTGAAATTCGAAGAGCGAAATTTTATTAAAATAATTCTTGCATTCTTCGCTGCGAGTGACGGTATCGTTATGGAAAACATAGATATTAACTTTAGTTCCGAGGTTCAGATTTCAGAGGCTCGGTCTTTTTACGCGTACCAGGCATTCAACGAGTCTATTCACTCGGAGACGTATTCACTCATGATCAACAAGCTCGTGAGAGACCCTGACGAGGAGGGGATGCTTCTGAGCAGTATTCAGCACATCCCCGTCATCAGGGAAAAGGCGGACTGGGCCATGAGCTGGATGAATGGGGACGCACCTTTCGCCCAGCGCCTCGTCGCCTTCATGTGCGTCGAGGGTATCTTCTTCTCTGGGGCGTTCTGTTCGATTTTTTGGCTCAAGAAGCGCGGGATAATGCCCGGTCTGTGCTTCAGCAACGAGCTGATCAGCAGGGACGAGGGGTCGCACCTGGAGTTTGCTGTGGCCCTGTACTCGCACCTGCAGGAGAAGGCTGAGAAGGATGTGATCCGGACGATTGTCCAGAGTGCCGTTGAGATTGAGGAGAGTTTCATTACGGAGGCGCTTCCATGCAAGATGATAGGCATGGATGCCGAACAAATGAAACAGTATATTCGCTATGTTGGCGATCGCCTTATGAAGCAAATAGGTCAGGCCCCCATCTATGGTGCTGAGAATCCCTTTGCCTGGATGGAGACAATTAGTCTCGAGGGAAAGACGAACTTTTTCGAGAAGAGGGTCGGCGACTATTCAAAGCGGATGGTTGAAGATGGGGACTCTGTCAGGTTTGATGAGGAGTTTTAGAAGAGACCGGGCGAGTCATTCACGCCATAGGCCGCCTGAGTATTGGGTCCCTTGTCATTGCTGTAGTATTTGCCAACGACGTACTTCTCTTCCTCGTACTTCTCATCCTCATAGGTCTCGCCCTCAAACTCCTCATCATATCCTGATACCAACTTGGCGGGAAGGTAGTGGGCCAAGAGAACATAGACGGCAGAGTGAAGGAC